CAATGTTGTATAGATTTATTTACATATTTGGTAAATAAATATGATGATTGTAAAACTGCATTATATTTTTTATGTAGATTGCTTGATGTATATTTTGATTCTAGTTTATATTATAGTGCAGAACAACAAGCAAATAATAGTAATAGCAATATAGCTCAGATCTACTTTCAAAAAGTAAATTCATTACCACAATACGGATCACGTACATTTTCTGAATCTTCTCCATTAGATTCTAATAATAATATAAATATATTTGAAACAGAAATTAAATTGGATACAAATGAAGAAGATAAAAGAAACCAAGAAGATGTAATTCGTATGGTTGGTTATGATCCATTTGAAAATGATAATCCAATGGATAAAAAGTATCTTTATAATACTCTTGTTGATTTTCTTGATGAATCTACACTTGAAGATTCTTTTAAACTTCCTATAGTAATTGAAATAGTAAAAAGTTTTAATCAGATAGATAAACTTAATCAAGCATTAACATTAATGACAAGTGATATAAATAATGTTCAAAGTCAAGTTGGTGGAGTTAAGTCTTTATTTGAAACAAAAGATAAAATATATCGTGCTATTCTTGCTATGGCTAAAGATAATGGCATTTCTGTTAATCATGCTACTAATAAATCAAAAGGAGCAGGTACTTTATCAGGAATTATTAAACAACTTCAAGAAAAAGGTTTTATGGAAGTAGAAGTAAATCTTTTTGATATAGAAACTTGTGAAGGAATGCAACAAGTAGCAGATATTAGTAATAATAGTATTTTAAAACAATTGCAATTTGATGAAAATGATTATACTTTTATGATTAACGAGCAACGTAGTTTACTTCAAAATTTACAAAAAAGAAATACAGAGTTAGAAGAAGAAAATAGATTATTAAAAATAAAAATTAGAGAAGGTGACATAGTTAATGAATAAAAAAACTATGTCACAGAGAAAAATTGATGGATACTTAAAACTTGCAGAAATAGTTAATTGGGGACGTAAATTTCCAGTACGTTTTGCAGAAAGATTTTTCGGATTAGATCTTCTTGATTTTCAAAAATTTGTATTTTTAAAAAGTTGGTATACTCCTAATTGTGTTTGGTGTATGGGAAGAAGTAGTGGAAAAACAACTCTTGGGTCTCCTTTTTTAATGGCAAAAAGTTTACTTATACCTAATTTTCAAGCTTATATTTTAGCTGGTTCAGGAAGTCAGAGTCAGGAAATGTTTTCGAAAATTGAAAAGATAGCAAAAAAAGAAATAGCATCTTTTACTGGTTTAACAGATGTATTTTTAAATGAAACAGTAAAAAGTGCATCCAATAAAGATGGTTTTACACATAATCCAAGTTCTTTTGAGTACAACCTTTATAACGGCAGTGCGGTAAATTCATTAAATGGAGCAATTAATAATATTCGATCAAAAAGATCGAATTGCAATTTTTATGATGAAAGCGGTTTTGCTCCAGATGAATTATTTGCCGTATCATTACCATTTATTACACAAAATAGTAGTTTTAGACTTGGTGGAGATGTAGATGTATCAACTTTCCCAAAACAATTTCCAAACCAAGCAATATTTGCATCCTCTGCATCAAGTACAGATACTTTTTTCTTTAGAATATATAGAGAATATGCACAAAAAATGATGATTGGTGATTCTAATTATTTTGTAGCAGATATAAATTCTGATGTAGTAATTAATGCTACATATAATGGTAAATTATATCCAGTTCCATTGCTTAGTCAACAAACAATAGATAATGCTATGCGTGAAAACTATGACAAGGGAATGAGGGAGTACAAAAATATTTTTACTACGGAAGGCTCTGATAAGCAAATTATTAAAAGATCAATACTTATTAGAAATTCTCAGTTAAGGAAACCAGTATTTGCCAATGATGGTAATAGAAAATTTGCATTGGCATATGACCCTAGCAGATCCTACGATAATGCTATTACGATGGTTGGAGAAATTATACTAGATGAAAATGTTGGTTATAAAATGGAAATATGTAATGGGGTAAGTTTTGTAGATATTGCTAAGAAAAAAAAGACACCAATGAGAACACCAGAACAAACAAGTCATTTAAAACAAATGATATTGGATTATAATGGTAAACAATCTGCTGATTATGAAAACATAGAAACTATCTGCATTGATGCCGGAAGTGGAGGAGGCGGTGTTAATATTGCAGACTATCTTATGGAAGATTGGACTGATAATACTGGAATTAAACATAAAGGTTTAATTGATAAAATTGAATCATCAGATTATGTTTCAAAATTCCCAAATGCAGTTGATAAAATTAAATTACTTTCTCCGCAAAAGTATAAAAAAATGTTATTTGATGCACTTATTGAAATGTTAAATCTTGATTTAATAAGTTTTACAGAAGATTATGATATGAAAGGTTTTTTAACTTTTGCAGATAGTGAAAAATCATATAAATTATCTTTTGATGAAGAATTAGCTTTAAAAAATATTGATTTAGCAAAAGAAGAATTAGTTAATATGTATAGATATGATGGAACTAATGGTAATTATAGATATGATTTAAGAGATGATAGAGTAGGTAGATTATTTGATGATAGAGCATATTGTTTAGCTATGCTTGCATGGTATTTATCAGAATTAAGAAGAAAACATATTACAGGTAAGAAAAAAAATACAAACATCTCCCCTTCATCATATTTTGCAATAGCAAATAAATCATCAAGAGCAAGACGTTAAAATAATAATATAAATAGAAAGGAGGTTTTATTTTTTTAATGTCAGAATTAGATCAAAACCTCTCCCCTACCCTATTCTCATTAAAGAAATCATGGGATTCAGCTAAAAACTTTTCCCTATCAAGAATAGGTGGTTTATTTAAAAATAAACAAAAAAAATTAAAAAATGTAACAATAGATAAAATAAAATTATGGCTAGAAAATCCACAAAAATATCAAAATGAGATACTTGATTTATCAGATAATCTGTATGCACCTGAAGGCATCTATAAAGTTTTAGTAAATCTAACTACAAATATGGCGACATTAGATAATTATCTTCAACCTGATTTTTATACAATGCAAAAATTAAAAGAAGAAATTGCTAATCAAACTTCAAAAGTAATGTCTGAAGAAGAATCTCAAGAAGTAATAAATAAACTTTTAAAAAACTTTAATAATGAATTTAATACTGTTAGAAAATATGTTGATAATATTGATATAAAGAAAACAGGACGTAGAATTATAGAAAGTTTAGTTAGATATGGGGCTTATTGCGGTTTTGAAAAGAATGACGGCAATTTTCCTTATTTATGGGACTTGCCTATAAAATATGTTAGATTATATTCTATAAAAAACAGTCAATATTCTGTTGAATTTAACTTCAAATATTTTGAAGATTTAAATAGGGATAATGAATTATCTGAATTTGCTTGGAGTATTTATCCTGATGAATTTAAAATATTATATGATAAATATAAAACTAATTCTGATAGATTAAGATATCCAGAATGGCAACCTTTACCTAGTGATAAAGTATGTTGTATTAAATTAGGTGGAGATAATGATACATTTTTCTTACCATTGTACAGTCAATTGTTTACTGAATTATTTTTATTAAATGATTTAGTTGATGAAGAGATTGAAAGTTCAAGGGATGATAAAATAAAATTAATAAATATTGAATTTCCTAATCAGGATGGTATACCTCTTGTAGAACCAGATGTTGTTGCACAATGGGTTAATGTTGTTGCTTCGGGTGTTCCAGAAACTGTATGTGTAACGGGTTCACCTTTTCCTCTCAAAGAGATACCTTTTAAATCAATACAAAATGAAAAAACAAGTTTAATTGAATTTACAAAATCAATGGCATACATGCAGAGTGGTGCTAATCCTCTACTCTTAGGTGGAAGTTCAACCAATAGTTCAGTAGGTATATCTCAAAATTTGATATATATTCAATCTATAGTTTTTAATATGCTTGATAAGATTCAAAGTTGGTTTAACTATAGAATTTCTAATGTAAATTTAAGAAAGAAATATACTTTTAGATTAAATATATGGAAATTAACTTGGTTTAATCAAAATGATGAGTTTGAAAAAGAACACAAATTGACTTCAATTGGTGGAAGTTTAAATGTACTGTCTAGTAAATGTGGTCACTCGTCAGATGATTATAATGCAACTCTTATATATGAAAATTTAATTAAATCAAAAGATTTATGGATTCCACCTAAAAATATGAATCAACAAGCAGTAGATAATGATGATTCAGGTGGAAGACCGAAGACAGATAATCCAGCAGATAATACCATTATTACACAAGACAAAGAAAATAACATACGATAATAATTTTTGTGGCTAGGTAGTGCAGACCGAAAAGGAGTTTCCCTACTCCCTGCCACTTATATAATTTAAAGGGTATTATTATATGAAGGGAGATATAAAAATGAAAAAGACAGATTTTAACATAGTAAAACAATACATAGAAGAATTAGGTTATGAATTAATTAGCAAAGAATATTTAAATAACTCACAAAAATTAATTTTAAAAGACGCTATTGGATATTATTATGTAATTCGTTGGGCAGATTTACTTAGTGGATATAAACCTAGTTTTGTACATAAATCTAATCCTTATTCTATTAATAATATTAAATTATTTCTACATATTAATAATTCAAATTTAACATTATTATCAGAAGTGTATGAAGGTGATGAGATTGATTTAAAATTAATTGATACTGAAGGATATTACTATTCATCTCCTTGGTGTGCTTTAAAAGGACTTAGTAGAAATATTTTTGTTGCTAAATTTAATAAATATTCTAATAAAAATATTATATTATTTTTAGATAGAAATAATATTGATTTAGAATTAGTAAGTAATTTCAAAGATAGTCATAGTAAATTAACACTTAAAGATAAATATGGTTATTTATATAGTATATCTTGGAATAATTTATATAAAGGTAAAACTCCACATTTTGTTGAGAAAAATAATCCTTATTCTATACATAATATTAAAATATTTTTAAAACTTAATAATTATGATTTTACCTTATTATCAGAAAAATATGAAGGTGAAGATTTTACTTTAATTTTATGTGATAACGAAGGATATTACTATTCACAAACTTGGCGTACATTATTAAAACTTACTCGTCAATTATTTGTTAGTGGTAATAATAAATATTCTACACAAAACATTCAATTATTTTTAGATAAGAACAACACAGGTTTAAAATTAGTTAATCAATATAAAAGTAATAAAGATAAGTTAATTTTAATAGATAGTAATGGATATTTATATGCACAATCATGGGGAGATACACAATATTTAAGAATGCCTAGTTTAGCATATAAAGGTAATCCTTATTCTATTAGAAATATCAATCTTTGGTGTAAGTTAAATAATAAACCATACAAATTATTAAGTACAAAATATATAAAAAATAATAAATTATTATTATGGAAATGTTTAAATGATGGTTGTGGAAAAGAATTTAAAATGTGTTGGGGCAATATATTTCAAGGTCAAAATTGTTCATATTGTCATGAATCAAAAGGCGAAAGAAAAATAAATACATGGTTGAAACAAGAATTTTTACCATATGATAAACAATATAAATTTAATAATTTAAAAGGTGTTGGTGGAAGATTATTAAAATTTGATTCTGCTGTATTTTGGGATAAAGAAATGACTAAATTAAGATTATTAATTGAATATGATGGTAAACAACATTTTGAATGGATTGAAGGATGGATGACTAAAAAACAATTTGAAACTTTACAAATCCATGATCAACTTAAAAATGAATATTGTAAGAAACATAATATAAAATTAATTCGTATTCCCTATTGGGATTTTAATAATATAGAAATAATTCTTACTAAAGAATTAAATATTATATCATATCAATTACAAAACGCATTACAAAACGTATCATAAAGGAGGCATTATAATATTTGAAATTTATTCACTGTTTCTCAGAAGAATTAAAAAATAAATTACTTCAAAATGGATTTAAACTATTGTCTCAGAACAATAGTTTTTTTATTTTTGAAAACTCCCCCACTATAACATTTAACTTTAAACAAATAGATAAAAAACAATTTGTTTTTAGTAATAAAATGACTTTTTAAAGGAGGTGAAAAATATTGTCAAAATTACAAGAATTACAAAATTTATCTCTTGCTACTACCTATGAAATAGATAGTAATTTTGATTCTGATAAATTTATCAAAATGAGGCTTAGGGTATGCCATGACCAAATTAATCCTAATAGAAGTGAATTTGATGTTGAAAATATGGAAAAAACTAAAGATTCTATTAAAAATATACCAATATTAGCCAATGTAATTTTTGATGAAAATGAACAGCCGCAATTTGGTGGTCACGACATGGAAATAGAAGAAGATAAAGTTAATAGTGGTGAGTATAGAATTATATATAAAGAGACTCCAATAGGATTAGTGCCTGAGAATTGTAATCATACAATTGAAAAATATAATGATAAAAATTATGTATTCTGTGATGCATATATTTGGAAAGAGTATTCAAATTATGCTCAAGATATTATTGAAAGAGATAAAGAAATTAAATTATCAATGGAAATATTGATAGATTCTTATTCTTATAATGCTAAAGATAAAGTTTATAATATCACAGATTATAGATATCAAGGAATTACTTTTTTAAATAAAGATTTTGGTACTGGTATGGAAAATGCATTAGCAACAACTGGTACATTTTCAGAAGATAATTTTAAAGAAAAGTTTATTATTATGATGCAAGAGTTGAAAGATACTCTTACTCAATATGATAATATAAATAATTCTATGGAAGAAGGAGGTAATGTTTTGGACGAACAAATCAAAGAGTTATTAGAAAAATTTAATTTTACAATTGATAACTTACCATTTGATATTGAAGGAATGAGTTTTGAAGATTTAGAAATTAAATTAAATGAATTTACTACTGAAAATGTTGAAGAAGTAATTGAAGAAATTGCAACAGAAGAATCTATTGAAAAAGTTAAAACAGAAACAGAAGTATTTGAAGAAGATGTTGTTGTAGAGACAGAAAAATTTAAAAAAATATTTGAACTTTCTCATTCAGATATTAGATATGCATTATATCAATTATTATATCCTGTAGAATCAGCAGATAATGAATGGTATTTTATTGATCAAGTATTTGACAATCGTTTTGAGTACGAAAATTGGGAAGGAACAAAAATATATCGCCAAGAGTATAAAAAAGATGGTGATAATATATCTTTTGAAGGAGATAGAATTGAATTATTTCAAGAAAGACTTACCCAAGAAGAAAAAGCAGAATTAGATAAAATGAGAAATAATTATTCTAAACTTCAATCAGAATTCAATTCTCTAAAAACAGAAAATGAAACACTTGTTAGTTCAAATGAAATTCTTACTCAAACTAATACCTCCCTTCAAGAATTTAGAACAAACATTGAACAACAACAACAAGAAGCATTTGAAGCACAGCAATTACAACTTAAAGCAGAATTAATTGAAAATTTCTCTAAAGTATTATCTGTTGAAGAAATTAAATCAATAGATGGTAAAAATTTATCTCTTGAAGATATGGATAAAGAATTTAAACTTATGTATGCTTCAAAAGAATTATCTGCAAAATTTGCAAAGAAAACTAAGAAAACTGAAACAGAGATTCCAATTTTTAATTTTTCAATTAAGAAAAAAGAAGATTGGACTTCATTAATACCTAAGAAATAATAAAATAATAAAATTTAAGGAGGAATTAACTTATGGCTAATGTAAACAATGTAGCAACCGGGAGATATGGTATTGTTAATTTAAGAAAAGTAGCAGGTGTTAAAACAGGTGAGCATAACATTCAATATGCTTTGAATGCAACTGATTTTGCTGCTACTGCTTGTCAAAATGGTTTTCTTTTAGAAGAAGAGCATTATACAAAAACTCTTGGACTCCCTTCTGCTGCAACTGACAGAGTTGGTTTAGTAGCATGTGTAGAAAAAATGTATGATGAAAGTGATATGTCTTTAGGTAATTTTAGATTAAATCTTAATGAATATTTACCTAGAATTTATCGTTTGCAAATTGGTGACATGTTCGACACTAATAACTTCAAGTATGATGATGGAGATTATGCTAACTATGCTGCTATTGTAGCTGCTATTACTGCTGGTACTGCTGTATATGCGTACCCTTCCACCAATGGTCAAATTGAATTAGAACCTATTCAAAATGCTGGTGCTGCTGTTGAATTACAGGCAACTAGAGTTGTAACTTTGCCTGCTGGTGAATCTGGTTTAATGTTTGTCTGCACAAAAAGTTAGTAGTAATATAATATAAATATAATAATTAAAGGAGGAATAATTTAATATGGAAAGAAAATATTTTGAATTAGCCAAAGCTACATATAATAGAAATGATTCAATTGTAGATGATATTGTATACACTTCTGCTGAAAAAAATGAGGCATTAAGAAATGCTTTTAAAGAATTAGTACCTGATGGTAAAAATAGGTATAAAAGTTTCCGTAAAAACAAGAATGAAATTTTTGAATTAGTTGAAGAAAATGTTGATGAAATTCTCCCTAAGAGAGTTGATGATGCTTATGGTGGTTTTGTTGAATACCAAATTTTAGATCAAGGACAAAAACCTAAATTTAAAACTAAGAAAGGTAAAAGGGGCTTACTTAATTTTATTACCAAAGTTGGTTTAGGTGGTGTAATTGAAAGAACTAGATTAGATGTTGATTACATTAATATGACTATGGAAGCATTTGGCGGTGCAGTATATGTCGAATTTGAGAGATTTTTAGACGGGGTTGTGGACTGGACTGATTTAATTAATGCTATCGTAGATGGTATTATGGAAAAAATTAATCTTCAAATTCAAACTACTTTAATTGCTTCATTTACTGGTCTTTCTGCCAATATGAAAGTACAAGCTAATGCTTTTGTTCCTAGTCAAATGGGTCAATTGATTACTAATGTTCAATCATATGGTGATAATGTAGTTATTTTCTGCACTCCTACTTTTGCAGGTACTATTGAAGAAACTCCTGGATTTGTAAGTGATATGGATAGAACTGAACGTAGGGAATTTGGTAGAATTGGTAAATTTAGAGGTGCAAGTGTAATTGTATTGCCTAATGCTTTTGCTGATGATACTAATACTAGTAAAGTATTGAGTGACCAATATGCTATTATTGTTGCAACTAATGAAAGTAAAATTGTTAAAGTGGCATTTGAAGGTGAAACTATTGTAAGAGAGACTGAAAATGCTGATATGAGTATTGATTTCGAAAGTTATAAAAAATTTGGGATCACTATTGTTTACTCCAATTGGTATTGTATGTTTCGTAATACGTCCTTATAAATTAATATTATAATTATTTAATTATAACTAAAATATTAATAGTCTAATTATAAAAAGAAGTGATTATCTCACTTCTTTTTATAATTTAAAATTAATTAGAATTGAGATGATTATATTAGAAACAATTAATTTACAAATCATTACAAGTGATATGAAATATCCAGGAATCTATTTAATTATAAATTTAGTAAATAATAAATTTTATGTTGGCAGTGCTAAAAATATATGGTCACGTAAATTAGGGCATCTTAGGGATTTAAAAAATAATAAACATAAAAATATTTATTTACAGAATTCTTATAATAAATATGGTTCACAATATTTCATAGTAATCTTATTAGAAAAAGTAGAATCTGAGAATGATTTAGTTAAACGTGAACAATATTGGATAGATACATTAGATGCTACCAATAAAGAAATTGCTTATAATATATGTCCTACTGCTGAAAGTACATTAGGTCGTCATCATTCAGAAGAAACTAAAATAAAAATGAGTAAATCAATGAAAGGCATTAAACGTACTGATGAAGGTAAAAGAAATATAAGTTTATCTCAAAGCAAACCTATAATTCAATGCACAATTGATGGTAGATATATTAAAGAATGGGAAAGTGCTGTTTATGTTTCCAAGGCATTAAATTTATCTCAAACTAATATTTCTAGAGCATGTCTTCATAATAATAATTATGCACATAATTATTTATGGTTTTTTAAATCTGAGTATGAACAAAAAGATTTTGATGTAAACAAATTCATACCTAGAATTGGTAAGAAGATAAATCAATATACTTTAGATGGTGAATTAATTAAAACATGGGACACATACAAAGATATAAAAATTGATTCTGAAATCAGAACGACTTATCTTCTTGGATGTTGTGAAGGTACATATAAATCTCACAAAGGTTTCGTATGGAAATATGCATCATAATATCAACAAATCAACTAAATAAAATAACTAAATAAATTTAAAATAAAAAAGGATGATCTATTTTTATGGCAAAAACAATTAAATCAAACGAATTTAACACAATTGATCCAGATAGGAAAGTTAGAATCATAAATAATTCTAATTCTAAAATTTATTGGACTCAATTAAATGGAAGACCTATTAATTTAATGAAAATTGCTGCACCTGCTTCATTGCCTTATGTGGAATTAGAAAATATGGCTTATACTAGCGATTTAATTCAAACAGGAGATATTTATGTTCCTGATAAGGATGTATTTGATTCATTAGGTATTATAAATCTAAAACATGAGGATATTAAATTACATTCTGAATTAAAACGCATGTTAGCAAATTTAGATGCAGAAGAATTAAAAGAAGAAATATCTAAACTTCCAGACGGTAATAAGGAATTATTAGCTGAATTAGCAATTAATGAATACAACAATTTAAAAGGTTCTGTCATTGATACTATTGAGGATGAGACAAAAGTTAAAATTTCTCTTATGAAAGAAGATGAAAAAGCAAATAAAGAAAATCAAGAGAAAAATAAAAAATAATTATAAAGAGTTGATTATATGACTATTTCTTATGATTTAATATTTCAAAAATTTATGCATGAAATTGATGATTTTGATTTAACTTCTTTAAATGAAGAACAAATGTTGACAGAAAATAAATTAACTTTGTCTAAAGCTGTGACGTTATTTAAAAAATGTAAACAATCTTTAACTAGAGATGATGAATTAGAAGAATTTACAAATGATTTAACGGAAGAAGAACAATGGATAATTGCTGATTATATGAGAAAAGTTTGGTTAGATGAAAAAATAAATAATGGTGAATTATTAAAACTTAGATTGACAGATAAAGATTTTAAAACTTTTAGTCCTGCTGATTTATTAGGTACTATGAGTAAATTGAAAACACAATATGATAAAGAATTAAAATTAAAAGTTAATGATTATCTATATGATGGTTATTTATATTCTAAATTTTATAAGTCTGGTGGTTAAGTAAAGGAGGATAATAATTATGAGTGATTTTAAGTTTATAAAAGAACAAGCTGCAATTGTTAATATTACAGAAACAGATGGTGTTGCAGCCGTTGGTGCTAATCCAACTAAAGCTGAATATGATGTTGTTGTAACTTTAGCAAATGCTAATAAAGCTAAAATAAATGATATATTAGCAAAACTAAGACTTGCTAATATTATAATTGAATAATAATATAAATTAAAGGAGGAATATTAATTATGGCAAATGTAACTGGATTTGTTACTGTATCAGCTACGGCTACCACTACTCAGGCTTCATCTACAGTCAATTGTAAAGAAATTAAATTAATTAAAAATGATGGTGCTGTTGATTTAACTATAGGTATTGATAATATTATAACTGATGGTAATACAATTACTCTTAAAGCTGGTGAAAGTTTAGAAAATTTCCCTGTTTATTGTAAAGTATTATATTATAAATCTGCTTCTAGTACTGCTGCATTTAGGTTTATTGGAATAAGAGAATAACTTTTTAAAAGTAAAATAATATAATAAGTGAGAGTAAAATATCTCTCACTTATTAAAATAATTTGTTAGAATAATTTAAAGGAGGTTGATATATTATAACTTGGTGGACAGATTATCAGGAAAGAAGAGGACAAGATCGTAAATCACTATATGTAAACAATATGAAAAATACAATATCAACTGAATTTAAAAATTCTACAAGTTATAATTTAGTAAAAATTAATAATGTTGATAGAGATGTTCGTATTGTTGAAGAAAGTTCAATTATAAAAAATCCAAATAAAAAGAGATTATTATGCTATCCAGATGAGACTATAAGTATCGGAGATATTATTTTATGGGATAGTGAAAATTGGATATGTACTGAAACTGATACTACTTCTCAGGTATCAGATGTTGGGATAATTAGCAAATCCAACAACACTCTAACTATACACAAAAACAACACACCATATCAAATCCCTTGTATAATAAATTCAAATATAAATCTTGACACTGACCAAACTACTTATATAGAAACTCCATCAACTACTATTGTATTAAAAATTCCTAATACAGAAATCACAAGACAAATTAAACGTGGAGAGATTTATAAACTAGGATTGCAGAATTATGAGATTAAAGATATCAATGATATAGTTGAACCTGGAATTCTTAGATTAGAGATTATGTATAGTCAAGAGGTACAAGAAGAACATGTTTATACTTTAGAAATCACTAATGGAATTTCGGTAAATATTCAAGAATCTACTACTCTGCAACTTAATATTAATGTGTTTGACAATGGAATTTTATTATCACCTCTCCCCTTTTTAACTTTTACAAGTAGTGATGAAACTATTTGTACAGTTAATTCTAGTGGTTTGGTAACTTCATTAAATAATATTGATAATTGTGATATTACTGTTAGTTTAAGTAGTGATAGTAGTATTTTTAAGAATATTAATATAAATGTAATTGAAGATGTGCAGAATAATATAACTTATACCCTTACATCTACAAGTTTACCTGATAATGAAATTATTATAACACAAATAAAAACATATACAATTCAAAAATATAATAATGGTATTCCTATTGAGCAGAATTTTAGTTTTAATGTTGTTGGGGATAGTTTAAGTTATCAATTGATAATTGTTGATGGGAATAATTGTAGTGTTAAATGTTTAAAAAGTGGTAGTGTTATTACTTTAAAAGCGATTGATGATAATAATGGTGAAATTGTTGTGAAGGATATTAGATTGAAGAATTTATTTTGATTTTTTTAAGAGTAAAGTAAAGGTTGTGAAATAATGGGTCAGTTTGCTCAGTTAACAAATTATAAAAATAACATTATCTATAAATTAATATCTAATGAAAATTTACTTAAAGCATTGGTAATTAATCCTGAAGATTTCTTAAATCATAATTTACCAAGTGGTTTTAATCCTGCCAGTTTAATACATTCGCAAATATTTCCTTATCAATATGCTATAGATATCCAAGATACACCGTTGAGTTATATAACAATGTCATTTGGTAATTATAAGTATATTAATAATTCATTTAAATCTGGTTTATTAAATATTTATATTTTTTCTCATACTTCATTAATTAAAACAGATTATGGTCTTCGTTACGATTACATACTTGATCAAGTCGATTCAATGTTTAATAAAAAAAAAGATGTTGGTTCATTTAATTTAGAGTTAAATACAGGTGGTGATTTTAAAGTAAATGATGATTATTTTGGTTGTGTAGTATCTTATAAATTTATTGATTTTCAAATTTAAGGTTGTGATTAATATGATTTTAAAAGATGATCTTGAATTATTATTATTAAGTGGTATGCCAATAGATTTAAATTTTGGTAAATTATACCCATTAAAATTAATAGATATAGTTAAATTAGGATATAGTAAATATAATTATTATATTTCTTTATTATTAATTGACAAATCAAATTTACAAAACAAAGAAGATGATTTAAATGATATTACTAATTTTGAAGTAATATATGAAATTTGTAATTTTAACGAACAATTTAAAAAAAATTATTTTAATATGTTGGAATTATTCTCAAAAGAAACTGTTCAATTATGGAATGGTTTTTTTTATTTTGGAGAATTAAAAGAGAATAGAATAATTAATAAAAATAATTTTGATGAGATTGTTAGATTATTAAAAGAAATAAATTGTATGATAAATAAAGAAGAAACTGAATTTAATCCAGCAAATGAAAAAGCAAGAGAAATTGCAGAAAGAATTAAAAGAGCCAGAGAAAAAATTAATAAAGTAAAATCAAAAAGTGGAGAAAATTTAAGTTTAAGTGATTTAATATCTGCTTTTGCTTTTTACAATAAAAACACTGATTTAAATAGTATTTTTGAAATGACTATTTATCAGTTTAATAATCAATTTCAACGTATGCAGTTAGTTAATAATTATGAAATTAGTATTCAAAGTTTATTACATGGTGCTGATCCAAAGAAAGTTGAAATTAAAAATTTTATCACAAAATTATAATATAATAAGGAGGAATTTATTATGGCAAGATTTGGTACTAGGGAAATATCTAATGTTGTTTTTAAAGAAATTGCTACTGGTAAACCTGCGCTTTATTTGGAGAGCTTGAAAACTAGTTCAACTGAGGTTACTGCGGATGCTTCGTACGCTAGAGGTGGGGCAGGTAATCCCAAGCGTTTAATGTGGGAATCAAATAAAGAAGTTATGTATAATATGCAAGATAGTTTAATTTCACCTGAAAGTCTTGCGATGTTAGCTGGTACTACTGTTGCTACTGGAGTAGTAAAAGTACATAAAAAAGAAGTATTAACTTTAAATAGTTCAAAACAAGTAACTTTAGATGAAACTCCAGTAATTGCTACTGCTACACCTATGTTTGTTTTTATTACTGTAAATGGTGATGATATTGGCATAACAGTTCCTTCTAATGTTACTAATGGTTATACATTAGCTACTGATCAACTTACTTTTGCTGGAACAGTAAGTTCGCATTTATTTGCTGAAGGTGATAAAGTAATTGTAGATTATTATTATGATTCTGCCGCTACTGCTAAAGAAATTGTAATTGAATCTGGTAAATTTGCTGGTTACTATAAGATTGAGGCAGATACACTTTGGAGACGGGAGACTGATGGAGTTGACCTTCCGGCACGGTTTACTATGCCTAAGATTAAGATTGCAAGTTCATTTACTATTGAAAATGCATCTGAAGGTGATCCTTCGGTATTTGATTTTAAATGTGAGGCATTTCCAAATGCATCTAATCAGATGGTTATTATTGATATTATAGAATAATAGTAAAAGGATGTGAATTTTATGGCAAATATATTAAAAGGTAAGTTTCCTATCTTTGAAAAACATGGCGAAGTTATTTATATCCTTGTTAATGGTCAAGTAATGGTTGCAGATGGAGAAGTTATTAATATAAACGGTAATTTCGTAGAATCAGAATATATAATTGATGAAAAAAGTAATTATATTTTTGGTTTTAGTAAGTTAGAAAATAATGTAGGAGTAAATAAAGAAACTATCGTAGTTAAAAAATAAGAAATAAAAATAAAATATTGACAGAATCATAAAATAAATGTATAATACATATAGGGATAGGTAGGAGTAATTACCCTACTGATAAGAGCCTCACATCTTCCCTATTTATAATTTTTGTGAGGAAGAAAAGTGAGGTAATAAAATGTTAATAACAAAAGAATTAATGGTAAAATGGAATCCAACTACTAGAAAATACTATGAGGATTTAGGACATGAATATACTAAACACAATGATGAATTTTTAATCCCTATAGAACATTTACATCATGGTTCTAATACATACATAGAATTTCAATGTGATGAATGTAATGAGATTGAAAGTAGAATATATCGAGATTATGTTTTATTAAAAAATAAATATAATAAAGATATATGTGGCATATGTCTTAATAAATTAAATATGAAAAATAGAAGTTCAAAAGCAAAAACAAAAGAAGATTTTGGATATTATACTAATCATGAGAATAGAAAATATGAATTAGATAAATATTTAAAAAAGTATAATGAATTATCAAATATGATTGACAATACAGAAGGTAAAAGATTGTATGATAATTTTCATAGTCATAAAGATGATATTTATGATACTGCAATGGAATTAGGTTATAAAATAGAAGATATTTGTAAATCATTACCTAAAAATTATTATATCAAGTATCCTGAAATATTAAAAGAAAAATTATTAATATCCATAGAAGAAAATAAAAGATTCCCTAAAAGTAAAGAAATAGAAAAAATATTACATGTAAGTAATAAGTTTATTAGTAACTTTGGTGGTATTAATGAATTTAAAAAATTGTTAGGATATGATGATAGTAAAGATTTAATAGATCTTCGTGGAGACTATAACAAATCTTTAGGAGAATTAATTTGTGCGAATTATTTTTGTTCCCAAGGATTAAAAGACAAATATAAAAGAGAACAATATCCATTCAGCAAAGAAAATAGATATTTTAGGTCTGATTTTACTTTTTACTTAGAAAATAATAAAGAATTACATATTGAAGTATGGGGATTTAAAAAGTCAGAAATTAGTTCTGAAAGAGCAAAAGAATATCATAAAGTAAGAAGTATAAAAGAAAATTTATACCAAAAATATTCAAATGATATTATATTAATTGGTATTGATTATGAAATATTTGACTTAAAATATGATGAAATACAAAAGTATTTATATAATTTAATTTCACCATACATTAATTTAAAATTTAAAGATGTATCATATAAAAAATTATTATCTCCATCCCTTATTAGTGATGATGAAATATTTAATGGTATTATGGAAATTAGTTCTGATGGTAAAACATTCCCTACAACAATTGAATTATCTTCATATAATTCTTGTTTATATAGTCAAATATTAAAACGTGGTTATTCATATAATGAATTTGCTAATAAATATAATGTTAAAACAAAATTAGATAAAACTAATTGGACAAAGAAATTAATATTTAAGTATTTTGATAATATTTTAAAAGATGGGAAAATAATCAACAAACAATCATTAAATGAAGAATATAGTGGTTTATCTGAAGCAACCGAAAAATTTGGATACATGACAAAATTAAAATTAGAATATTTTATAAAATTTAATATTATACCTAATCAAGAATTAAATTGGGTAATTAATTTAGCAAATAATACAACAAAAACAACATCAATTTTTTCTAAAGTAGAAGTAAATAAAGCAAGAATATTATTAGATAAAATATATCCTAATATAAATAATAATATTTGTTGCAAATCTTGTGGTAGAGAATTTGTTCAATATCATATTTATGAGTTATATTGTAAAGAATGTAGTGATAATATTTCTAATGGAAAATCAAAATATACAAAATCATTATATACTGAAACTGAATACAATAATAATTTTATTATTAAAGCAATAAAACCATATTTATTAACTAGTAAAGGATTTAATAGTGTATCTGATATTAAAATACAATCTTATAGAAATTATTTTAATATGAAATGGATAGATGTTATAAAGAAATATAATAGATTTGATGATTTATATGGTTATATTATTAATGAATTTAAAAATTATTGTAAGATAAACACTAAAAATATACATAGATTTGCAAATAATCATGATTATATAACTTATGATATTCTTACTGGTATAGGATTAGATAATATTTATAAAGATGTGGGAATAGTTAAACAGAGATATGCAGAAGAAGATTATAAAAATAATTTTTTAACTATAATTGATAATCTTGGATATATACCAATATACAAAGAATTTGTTGATAATACTAAAATAAATATTGTTTCTTATTCTAATAAATTTAACATACATAAAAATATATATGATGAAATTGTTAAAATGTATTCTTCTGAAAGTGATTATGAAGATTATATGAAACGTAAAAAAGAACATAAATCAAATATTGGCAAAGCAACAGGTAAATTAGCAAGAATTCTTAGTGATGAATATTTACAAAAAGAATTTACTGATACATTTGATAATTATTTTGCACTACATAACAAATATCCTTCTAGTAAAGTATTTAGTTCAATATCTAATCATGATAGTAGTGTTTATAGGAAAAGATATAAAAAATCATGGAGTGAAATTTGTGAAATGTATGGTTATTGTAGTAGTTAACTAACTAATAAATTAGGGAATTTAGAGAATAACACCTCTCCCCTATTCTATAAATTACTATATTCTAAATATATCTAACAAAAAAAATCAAAACAAAACCGCAATTTCATATCAATATCCAATCCAACAAACCCTTTATCTATAAGGGTTTTTTATTTTATCCATTCCAACCTAATTGTTTATATTATAAATATAACTACTAATATAATTATTACCCAAACAATATCAACAATTTACTAAAACTAAATCCTAAACTAAAACCAAAATTCAAAAAAGAAGGTGATACACAAACATGCCTATCATAAGTACATCTCGTTATAAACATTTACAGCATTATTGGGGTACATCATTAGATGATCAACCAATTCATGCTGATATGGGTGATTTATTTCATTTATTTACTGAAGATGATAATATAATAGATTATATCTTCAATGGTACAACATGGGAATTTGATGAAACTTTCATAAACACAAAACAAAAAGGTATTGCAACGGATGGTTCAACCGTACAACAATCATACGAAAAAGATCCTCAAGGTTTAGGTGTACAACGCACAGTAATAGCAGCATTTCCAAATTTAACTCTTACTCATACAACCATCTCAGTATCTACTACATCTACTATTGTCCTCCCTGCTAATTCTAATAGAAAATATTTACTTATAGTTAATGATAGTGATACAAATATGTATTTATCATTTGGAACTAATGCTGTGGTTGGTGAAGGTATTCCTATTAGTGCAAGTGGTAATTATGAATTACAACCTTGGTTTATATCTACACAAGCAATAAATTGTATTCATAATGTTGAGGGAGTTACTAAGAATCTACTTGTAACTGAAGGGGTGTGATAAATAAATGCCTTTAATTTCTAAAAGTCCAACTACAATTACATCTAATTCTTCAGGCATTACTTATATTGTCGGTGATGAGAATACCAATAATAGTATTAGATTAATTGATGATAATGGTACACCTGTTTTTCAAAAACGTGAAAATAGTGTTTGGAATGATTCTGATTTACGTGTAAGTGGTAATTCTTTACATATCGGACGTGATCTTTCTATTTCTGCTGCTGGTCATCATATGGTTGTTTCCTCTAAATCTGGTTCAGGAAAATTTTTATTGATACCTGCTCCATTTAGTGATTCTGGCACAAATGAACCAGAAATGCCTATTCTTAATGTAAAAGAAACCAGAATTATTACTCAAAGTGATGATACTAATGAAGTAATTGGGACATCTTTTGGATATGTAGTAATTCCTTCTGAAAGTCAAATTATTTCACGATTATACTATCAAACTGGTTCAATTCCTGCTACTAAAGATATTGTTTTACGTGCTTATTTTGGTACTGATAATACAGGAGTTATGTATTTACAAAAAGTTATTCCTGCTTCTATTTGGATTACTAATACTGAAATTCAAATAGATATTCCTGGTTTTCTTAATTATATTGATGGTGTATCTATTTATGGTGAATTAACTAGTACAGAAAACTTTTCAATTAAAACTAATATAACACAAGACCAACCTTGGAGAGCAATTGATAGATGGGTAATGACACATGAAAGAATATCTTATGCACCTGCTTGGAGTGAAAAAACTTGGAATAAAGATAATTGGTGTATTGAGAATGGGAAAATTTATGTATGTAATATGACTGGTGCTCAAAGTGGGTCATTTGAAGCAAATAGCAATAATTGGGATCTCTTATCAGATTTAATTGCAAAAGTTTTAAATTATAAAGGTGCTATTAGTGTTGCAAATTTTAATGCACTTACCAGTGGAGCAATTGGTGATCAATATAAACTTAGTGATTCTGGTACTCTTGTTGGTGATGTAATAGTAAATGCTAATGATACTGTAATTATTAAAACAAATTTTTCGTCTTTAATTACAGTAAATGACTATGATCATTTTGCTGATCCATCTGATATTGTATTACAAACAGGTCGTGCAGGTGGACAACAAATTGCTGGTGGTACTGCTATTAATGAAAATTTAACTCTTAAAAGTACAGAACATGCTACAAAAGGCAAAATTTTTATTGGTAATTCAGCTTATGATGAAGCAAATAATAATTTAGGTATTGGTACGACAGATTTAGATGGAATCCCTGCAATTGGCAAAATCACAGTAAAAGGTATTACTTCAGATGGAACTAGTAATATATTTGTTGGTCGAGATAGCACTGAAACAAATGTAATTGAAATAGATACAGATGGAAATATTAAACCAACAATAACCAATATATCAAATATTGGTACTTCTGCATTAGTATATAAAGAAGTTGATGTACGTAAAATATATTCAGATGATAATTTAACATTGGATGCTATAACTGGCAAGAATGTTGTAATTAAAAAGAGTATTTTACCAGATTTATCAAATACTTATAGTATAGGTTCTTCTACTAAAGTTATTAAAGAAGTTTTTGTAGAAACTATCACTTCTGATGGTGATTTAGTATTAGGTGCAACTACTGGTGATATTATTTTTAAAAATGGTAATGTGTCAAATGGAATAATTACATCAACTGGAGATGTTGGAATTGGTAATATTAATCCAACTAAAAAATTAGAAGTAACCGGAGATGTTTTTATTGATGGAGCATTAACTGTAGATGGTACAGTAACGCAAGTTAATGTAACAAATCTTGATGTTACTAATAAAAATATTAATTTAGCAGTTAGTGAAACTCCTACAGATACATTAGCAAATGGTGGAGGTATTGTTTTAAAAGGCACTACTGATAAAACTATATTATGGGACAATTCTAATGTTGAATGGGATATATCAGATGGATTAGATGTTGATGGAATAGTTAAAGCAAAAGGAATTTCTAGTGATGGTAGTACAAATATATTTATTGGAAAAGATTCTCTTGCAACTGATGTATTTAAAGTAGATACAGATGGGAAAGTTACAGCATCAGCCATTGCTCCTGCATCAGATAGTATAACAGGTGTTCAGATAACTAAATCTGATAAAATAACGCCAATCATTAATGTTGATACCACTAATGAAAGAGTAGAGATCAAAGGTGTTTCTACTTATGGAATAACACAGTTTATTGGAAATGGAGCAGATTCAGAATCTTCAATTGGTTTTAAGGATTCTACTGATACAAATGATGAAGCTTGGGTTATTGGTAAGAATGTAGGTTTGAGTAATACGACAGGCAGATTTGGTATATTTTATTTAAATGGTGAAAAATTCGTTATTACTACTGATGGTCGAACGGGTATTGGAGTTGTGACACCTGATACAAGTGCTATACTAGACTTAACAAGTACTACAAAGGGGTTTACTACTCCGAGAATGACAACTGCACAGAGAAATGCTATTGTTTCACCTATTTCTGGACTTGAAGTGTATGTAACAGATGGAAGTTCTGGTAAGTATGTTTATAATGGTTCAAGATGGGATAAAATTAGTAACCTCGCATATCTAAAAGCAAGTAATGTAGTAGCAGTAAATCCAGCCGCAAACACCTTACTTAATTTTAGCACAGGAGTTATTTCTAATTGCATCAAAACAAATATGGGTGGCGGGAGATACGAATTATATCCAGGAGTTTATGAACTAATGGGCGTACAGCTTATAAGTGATAATGATGCTGGTATGACCTTTCAATTTTATAATTACACAACATCAAGTTATATAGGTGAAAAAGGTAGTGCATCTGATGTACTAGGTTCGTCTGGTGTATCAAGTACTACATTCGCAATATTAGAGTGTACTATTGATACTCAAATAGGACTTAGATGTCTTAGTGATAGTACTGTTCTTACAGATACAACAGGTAACTGGTTAAAAATTGTTCAAATAGCTTAAATATAATAACTAATTAAATATGGTTCTCTTTTGAGGTTGCAAACTTATAAGATGTAAAACGAAGAGATGTGCTGTAACACATCTCTTTATCCATTTATAAAACTTTTTTACAGAAAGGTGTATGATAAAAAATGAGTAAATACAAATATAAAATATCTACGGATAAAAACCCAACAGATTATAAAATATATTTAGCAACAAGTCCAAGTGGAAAACAATATGTTGGTATGACAACACAAAAAATAGAAGAAAGAATAAGACAGCACAATAATACGTCGCTTCAAAATAAGAAAAATGCTTTTTCTAATGCCATAAGAAAATATGAAATAAATAATATAAATTTTAAGGTTATTGACTACGCAAATTCAATAGAAGAATTAAAAGAGTTAGAAAAATATTATATTAGAAAATATGATACATATGAAAATGGTTATAACTGCACGTTGGGTGGAGAAGGCACTAATGGATTTAAAATGTCTAAAGAACAAAAAGCAAAAATAAGTGAAAACATCACGAAATATTTTGAAGACCCAAATAATAGAGAAGCACAATCTCAACGAATTAAACAGTATTTTCAAAGTGAAGAAAATAAAATAAAAAATTCAAATAGTGTTATACAAGCATATATAGACAATCCAAAGTTAAGAGAAAATCTATCAAAAATAAAGATAAAACACTTTGAAAATAAAAAGAATAGAGAAAAAATGTCAAATATAAAAAAACAATTATATATTGATAATCCAGAGTTAAAAATAGTTCAATCAAATAGAATGAAAAATTTCTATATCAATGAAGAAAACAGGAAAAATATATCTAAAAAAAGAAAAGAATTTTGTCAAGATAGGAGCAATAGAGAATTATTATCTTTATCTCATGGTATAAATAATTTTTTCGTGTATGATAAAAATGGAAATTATATAGGAGAATGGCACTCTATTGCATTATGTGCTGAAGATTTAAAAATAAATCGTCAAGGTATCAGTAAGTGTCTAAAAGGCAAAAGTATTTTTGTTAAAGATTATGTTTTTATAAATAAGGATAATTTCTCATTAGAAAAATTATCCTTATTAACTGGTAAAGCGAATGAGTCAAGATTTAGTAAAAAAGAATTTAGTGTATATACAAAGTCAATAAATCCTGAGTTTGTTAACAAATGGCAAAATCAAATAGAATGTGCTAGAATATTAAATTTACAAAGTCAAAATATAAATAATTGTTTGCTTGGCAAAAGACTTTTTCATAAAGATTATATATTTGTTTACACAACAGAAAATGAAGAAGAAGAAGAATTAAATAAAATTGTCAATCTTATATATGATAAAAATAAATTTATAAACATGTATAATAAACAAACTAAGGAATTAATAAATACTTTTCAAACTGTCAAAGATATTGCTAATAACTATCAACTTGACGATTCAAGTGTTCGTAAATGTTTACGAGGTGAAAAACAATATTATAAAAATTATGAGTTTTATTATATTGAAAATGATATATATTTAAAGGAAAATAAAAACAATTTACAAGAAGTAGTATCTCAAAATGCCACTTCTTTTTCTATTTAATAATCAAAACCTAAATCAGATGAGGATTTCTATGGAATAAAATATGAAAAATTGATTCCTTATTTAACTAAAGCTATTCAGGAACAACAAAAACAAATTGAGGAGTTAAAATTATTAATAAATAAATTAAATTAAATATGGTTCTTCCTAAAAGTTCAAAATTTTAGTTGAATGTAATAAAACTTTTAAAGAGGTGATATAAATATGAATTATATCTGGTTAGGAAATAACGAACAAATAAATCCAACTCAAAATATTAATATAAATAATGTGATTAATACTACCACAATAATTAACAACATGTCAATAGGTGGTTTTTTTAACCTGCTTTTTAACATTAATATTACAAACAATATTGATAGAGTTTGGATTTAGATATTTTAAAATGTTATATTACAAAAATAATAATTATTTATAATAAATATTAAATTATATTAAGGATGTGATAAATTTTGCCTGAAAATATTCCTTTAACAGATTTATTATCTGGAGGAACAAATTCTTTAAGAACAGAAGTAACAAATATTCCTACTGTAACTAATGCTAATATTGATATTGCATTATCTGCATTAAGAGATGCAATTACAAAAACTGGAGAAACGGTTAAAACATTAGCAGATGTAGTTGATAAATTGAGTGATGTAGGTGTAACAAGTTTACCTAGTTTAATTGCAGGTAGTGATATTGTTGGTAAGGTTGGAATTGATCAAACTACAGGTGGGACTACAAATGGTGTAGTGAATAAAAATGCAAGTGGGAATGAGATATTCACTGATGCTAGTCCGGGGAGTATGAAACTAACTGGTAGTAATGTTGAACAAACATTAAACCAAAATTTACCTACAAAAGCTAATTTAATTGGTATTTCAGATGGTACAAAGATACAAGCAATGACAGGCAATTATGCAATGACTTTATTGGCAAGTGCCGAAAGGACAGCATCAACATTAAGTCCCGAACAAACAAATACAAACTCTAAAGGTTTAATTGTAGAAATTAATGTAACGGTGGCTGGAACAGGTACATTGATACCACAGTTAGTCGCAACTGTCAACAGTCAATCACACATATTTTTTGTTGCTACAACCGCAATAAGTGCAGTAGGGAAAAAAATGTATATGTTTTACCCTGGCACTTTATCTGCTGGTATGAGTGAGTTAACCGAAACAAAGTCATTAATAATACCTTACAAGTGGCAAGCTAGGATAGCGCATAGTGACAGTTCTGCATGGACTTATTCTGTAGGTGCTATTTATGCTGTTTAAAAGGGGGTGTGTGTAATGTTAACTACTAAAATTTATGAGGAATCAAATCATTTTTTATTTGTTGTTACTGATGGAACCTACACATTCGAATATAGATGGGGTAAAGAAACAACTGAAGGTCAGACAACAGAAGTATATCTTCAAAATTGTAAGCGCGAAGCAGAGTTATTAGCACAACATGAAATTGACAAAATGCGACCACCACAAGAAATAACTATCTAACTATCGAAGGTGCGTTAGTTTGATAGTGAAATAGTAGATAATTAAATATTATATACATAATAATTGCATATTTATTTATTTAATAATTAAGTAGGATTGAAGTTTAATATCTCTCCTACTTAATTATTTTTTACATTTTTCATAACAAAAGCGTTGTTTTGTGTTGATTTATGGTAATTTGAGAGTGAAGAAACCCTTGAAATATAAGGGTTTCATTTTTTGTGATTTTTATGATTATTTAAAAATTTAATTTAGAAAGTGAGTGATTAATTATTAAAATATTAAATTTTGACCAAGCTACAAAAATATCAGGTTATTCTTTGTTTGATAACAAAGAATTAGTAGCATACGGAAAACTTGAAGTAGATAAAAAAGAAAAGAATATAATTGAACGTATGAAACAAATGATTTCATTGATTAAATTAAAAATTAATGAACATAAACCTGATTTTATTGTTTTTGAAGATACACAATTCCAGAAATCATATAAAACATATCAAGAGTTATCTCAGATGCAAGGTGTATTAATGAATGTATTATTTGACTTAGACATTGGTTTTGAAATTGTATCTCCTGGAACATGGAGAAGTTATTCCAAAATAAAAGGGAGGAAAAGAATCGAACAAAAGGCTAACACAATTCAAATGATAAAAGATAAATATAATTTAGAATTATCAGAGGATATTTGCGATGCAATCGGAATAGGGTTGTGGTCAATTAATAAGATTAAAGTTAAAAATAAATAAAATATTAATATAAATATATTCTTACCTCCTCCCATATTATTTACACTTTATTTTATCACTTATAAATGGTATAATATTTTTATATGTTTCATATAATACTATAATATTATATACAATAGAGGTGATAAAATAAAATGAATATTAAAATGATGTCAGAAGATCCTAAACTTAAATTTGCGGAAACTTATAAAAATGATAAAGACAAAACAGCAAATAAGAAAAAAAAATTATTAGAAAAATTCATAAATGTAACTAAAGTTGAAAATGTAAAAGATTCTGAAGAAATAAATGATATTATTAGCAATAACAATGATAAAAGTAATAAAGAATATTCAAAAGAATTACGTCAAAAAGATAAACAAATTGAGAATTTACAAAAGGATTTAGTACTAAAAAATAAAGAATTAAAAGATAATAAATCTACTATCTCTCTCTTAAAGAAAGAAATTTATTATTTAAAACAGAAGAATATTCTTTATGAAAGTGCTGAAATATTATCATTGAGAAATAAAATTACTGAGCAGGAAAATATTTTAATTAAAATTCAGGAAGATGTATTAAATAGGCTACCTTATAAGGATAATTATGATAAGTTAGTAGAAGATAATAAGAGCTATAAAAATACATTTGCAATAATGAAACTTCAACATCAAGAAGTACGTGTTAAATATGAAAAACTTAAAACTGTTTTAACACATATTAATACTTCTACTGTAGCAGAAGATTTAAAGAAACATAAAGAAATTATTAATAATATGAGTATTGAATTACAACATTTTAAATACCTTTCTGAGAATTATAAAGAATCTTTGACTGTTCTAGATTTAATAGATGAATTAATTGCAAGGTTTAATGATACAAATTATATGGAATATGAAAAAATCTATAATTTATATAAGTTATATTTTAATAAAATGAAATTTGGATTAGGTTATAATTGTAAATCTGATGTGCAGAAAATAGAAGATAATGTTAACATAGAATTTGGTTGGTTAAGATTAATTAATAATAGATGGTTTTTTATTGGAACAAATTATAAAACTTATCCTATTATTAATACTATTCCATATATGAAAAATGGAATTCCTGCGAAAGCAATTGTAGAATTTGGATTAGCAAAATTAGTTAAAGCATTTCAGTATTATAGTTTTAATTATGATATGTATGAAGAAAATTCTTTATTTATTAATAAGTATAAGCGTAAAAATAACAACGCTGATGAATATGTTAATTTTGGTAATTTTACAGTTTTAATTGTTGGCTCACAATATAAGAATCAATATATGGGCAGATTAAAAAAGCATGGATTGAATGTATTATGGTTTGATTCATTTGATTTAGATGATGTAAATAAGTTAGAAATTATGATTAAACATTCAGATATAGTTATTATTTGTAGAAGACATACCAGACATTATGTTAATAAGTTGGTAAATATGTCTTTTAAAGACAATGATAAATTTCAATTCATAGAGAAAGATAATGAAGACAGTATTGTTGGAAGAGTGAGGTTTGCTGGAATTAAATTGGGATTGATTAAAATGGATAGTGATTAATAATATTTTAATTTAAAAAGAGTAATAAAAAAGAATATAGATTTTTTCTATATTCTTTTTTATTACTCTTTTTAAATATTTTACATAATTAAATAAATAAAATAAAAATAAACGGAGGTATTCCTATCATGGCAAAATCAAAACAATTAACATCTTCTATTCTCCTTCAAGAACAATCAAAATTATTTGTTCAGAAAAAAGTTAATATCCATATCAACAAAAAAGATTATGAAGTATTGGTAGATCAGAAGTTTCTACCTACCAAATTAAATGCATTAATTATGGAGTCTATTAGTAATTATGAAAATCTTAAAAATTTAGATGAATCAGTTAAAATTAGCTATTTAATGCTACTTGCAATAAAACAATTTACAGATATTGAAATTGCTAAAACAGATGATTTTGAATATCAGATTCGTGTGCTAAATTCATTAATTAATCTAGAGGTATTTGATAAGATAGTAAGTGAATTCCCAGAAAGTGAATTAGAAAAAATTAATGAGTATATGTTGAAATTTAATAATAAGATTGATGAATTTATGAAAGACGGAAAAAGTATTGAGTATTTGAAGGAAGTTTTTGGTGGTG